GTTAGCAGTCCTCCAGTCGTCACATAAGGTATTCTGCCACTGGTCAGCCCCGTGGCTTTTAGAGAGCCAAATGTCCCGAGTCCTGTAGTAGTGATAGCCCCTGTCCCCATATCTAAACTATCCCCTGCGGTATGTGGGGAGAGGACTGTAGCGGTGCGGTCAAAGAGGTTTTCAATGGAGACTAATGCATCTACTTCACTTTTTTTATAATATCTACTATCTAATATAGCTGTATTGAAAGAACCAGCATCAGCCATTGTATGTCTCATTCTTCCCTTCAGTTCAAAGTTATCTATTCTCCAAGTAAGGTCTGTAATTTCAGTAGTCCAGTCTTTACTGGTAGGGAGTCTTTGAAATTCTTTTTGTAAGTAAGTAAGGTCTGTTCTAAGTTCGGTTATTGCATCAGTATCTAACTTCTCAATAGTCTTTATTTCTCTTGTCTTCTCTATTGTCTTTATTATCTGTGGTTTCTCTTTAATCGTCTCTTTTACAATATTATTGATGATTTGAGGCTTTTGGATAGGTATTTGGCTAATATTCTCTTTAATCAACACTTCAATAGCCTCTGGGGTGAGAGTTTCAGGCATAGGTTGAGGTTCGGGTCGGTTTATTAATTCCTTGTAGTCTATGGGCTTTTTTGGTATTTTAAAAGACTTACGAAGTTCCTCGTAAGATTCAATAGTTAATCCCAGTTCATTCAAAATCTTTTCTCGTAGGATACTAAGAGCTTGGTCGTACTGTTCTGACCTTATATCTACTCCATCATCAATAGCCTCTTTCTCGGCTTGGGCTAAGGCGATTGAAAGGATTTTTTGAATTTTACGAAAAGATTGTTTATTCACTTGACTTTAATGTTAAAAAGAGTATAATAGAGGTATATGATAGAATTTTTATTAGGCATTGCAGGTATTTTAATCATTATGGGTGCTTTTGGTTTATTCCATTAAGGAATAACCTGTAAAACTTTTGAAGCTGTCCCCTTTAATACTGTTCCAGCTAAAACTGTTCCTATAATTATATTCCTGATTTTCTTTAAATCATTTAATTGTTTTGCTCTTTGTCCTAATTCAATTCCTCTCTTTTGCAAAGAGGCTATTTCAGTTTGTAATTTATTTATCTGGAAATCTGTTGAACGCATCAAATCTTGTTTAGCCACATTAAATAATCCTTTTGTATTTTTAATTTCGCTACCTATTTCAGTAGTTTTTCCAGTTAAATTGCCCGCACCCTTAAATCCTCCAGACCCTTTAGAAAGAGTTTCAAGATAATTTATAGATGTTTGATTAGGAACTTTCCCATTTGCGATTTGCATTAAAGCATTAGCACCTTTTTGAATTTCATCGGCATTATAAGGTTTAAATGTTTTAATAGCCCACCCTTTTGCCTGTATCATTGGTGTAAATTCTTTATTTAATGCTTTTAATTCAGGAGCAAATTTCTCAAGAAATGAACCATAATTTCTCATAAATGCGTCATTAACGAAATCTTTTCCCATTTGAGAAGCACTATAAATTTTATTCTTTAAAATTATCATTTTGTCTAAAGACAAAGGTTTCCCTGCGGTTTTCTTCAAAGTGGCTTGTACATCCATTAAAGCCCTTACAGTTGGGTCGTGCATTTCAACCCCATAATCTTTTGCAGTTTTCAAAGTATTATCAATAACTTCAGAAAAATAACTTGATTGAAGAGATTTACCCCTTGAAGCCATTGTTTTTTCTGTTTGATTTAAACCCATCTTATATGTTTTGGACATATCTTCAAATAAAGTTTTGAGTGTCCCTTGATTTTGTGATGCCTGTAATTTTGCTTCATTTGCCAAAGTATCTTGTAATACCTGATTTGTAGTTTGGAAGGTATCAGTCATTTCTTGAATAGTCCCCTTACTTGAAATTCTTAAATCTCTAATTTGATTATTCAAATCAAGTTTTTGCAATGGCTGATTTGCTAACTCGGCATTAACTGCTTTTAAATTTTTACCAGAATATGCAATATCTTTTAAATTAGACACCCCCTTAGATATTCCTTGCCCGACTACTTCTTTTGTTTTACCCACAACTTGCCCAGTAATTTTTGGTATTATTCCCTGCGTCCCTTTAGACAAATCATTTAATGGAGCATCACCAAATAATTTAGCACTTACTCCAACTACGCTTTTTAGTTCTTGTGCAGTAATCAACCCGTCCATTGCAGCCCCTATCATCGGAGAAACAAAAGAGTGCCAGCCAAAAGGTTTCTTGCCAGTATCCAATGCTTGTTGACTTTCAGAAACCCTGCCAGTCATATTTTTATCTAATCCTGGTATTTTGTTTATTACAGGTATTTGTCCAGCAGTTATTCCTTGTGGTTTACCCTTAGTAAATGGTAAAGACAATGCTTCTCCTGTGCTTAAAGCCGCTTTTACTGGAGCATTAACAAAGAAGTCAGCAAAGTCTTTTGGAAGAGTAGCTACAAACGCCTGTGCAATCTGTTTTATCATTGGTTGGGAAGTAAATTGTTGTCCAGTTTGTCCACCCCAAAACTTTTCTTCTGGTTGTTGTGTATTTTCAGTAAATTTTCTTTGCTTTTCCATTTGCAAAATGGCATCTGGGGAAAAACCAGCACTTATTGCTTTTTGATATTGTTGAGAGGTTAAAGGTGTATATGGCATATTATTTTATTGCATTTAAATAATCATCGTAGCTACTCCCAGTTCCACCCGACTGCGTGGAAGTTGAACCCATAGTAGTTAATCCTCGTTGTGTCATATTTCTTTGTTTTGCACTCTCAAGAGTCTTTTTGAATTCACTAATCCTTACAGCATTCTGCTGATTAGTTAATGTAACATCTGGCATTTGGTCTTTTAATCTCTGATATTCTTGTTCGTTTATCTGTTTTCCAGATAATAGATAAACAAGTTGGTTATTCATAGAAGCCATAGTAGCCAACAAAGCATTTTGTTCGTTATTAAGAGTTCTTTGTACTAAAGGTAAATTTTGGACTGTTTTCATATACCTTCCTGTTAATCCACCCGTTCCAACCGATTGAAGCAATGTTTCAACTCTTGGTAGATAATTGTCAATATAGTTTCCATACCCTTCAAACAAGTCGTTAGTCGCTTTATCCAATTTAACAGATTGTCCAGTAGCAGCACTTACTATTTGACCTGGGACTGTCTGTGTTAGTTGTTGTATCTGCAATTCTCTCAATTGGTTTAATGGAGTATCAGCATACCCCGCACCACCACTCACCGAACCAGCCATTGTTAACTGTTGTTGTTTCTGTATATAAGCACTACTTGAGGTATAAGAAGCCAAGGTATTAGTGAAATCCTCGTCTGTCATTTTAGTCCAGTCTTGACCCTTAAATGCATCTGCAGTTTCTGGGTTAATGACATATTTTGACCTGTCCGTCAATGTAGATTTGGCTGTGTCTAATTCATTTTTTGCCATTGTATATTGTTTATTCCATTGGTCTTGTTCCTCTTTACTCATAAGATTATAAAGGTCTTGATGAGCATTTAATGACCATTCAATATCAGCCACCTCTTGTTGCTGGTCGTGGGTAGCAAGGTTGACAATATCAGAAGATGTTGCTTTAGCATCTGAATAAGCACCCTGTATCATTTGCAATTCTTGAGCCTTGACTGCAGCTTGAACACCCACTGCCGCTATTTCAGAGTTAAATGATTTAGATACTCTATTAGTTTCTGCATTCATTAGGTTTACAGTCCCCCCAGTTCTATTCTCAATAGCATCTAAAGCTTTCTGTTTATTAACCGTTATATCAGCAATCTGTTGGTTAAATGAAGTGACTTGACCAATTAAAGAACCTATGGTCTGTATTTGTTCTGGGGTTACACCCATTTCAGAATAGGCTTGTTGTAAAGCTTCTTGCCTTAATTCCACTGCAGACTTTTGGTTAGAAACTGTCTCTTCCCTCTTTTTAATCAAATCCATAATGGATTTCTTTTCCTGAGTTACCTCTGTGCTTGGTTGTTGTTTGGCAAGTTCATCTAACTTCTTTTGCAAGCTATCTATGGTTGATTGTCCTTGTGTAGTTGCTCCAGTTCCACCAGCAATTACACCACTTATGGCAGGGCTTATGGCAGGTGAACCATCACTATTCATTTCAACTGAACCAGTTGCAGAGGGGATAGGGGAAGTCGGTGCAAGTAAAGTCTTGCCAGACGCATCTTGCACTCCAGTTGTTGCTATCCTGCTTTTTATATCATTTAGACCTTGAGTAATACTTTCTATTGTTGGTGTTGCCATAAGTTTGTTTAATCACTAATATACGAAAAATCTACGACTACTTTAGCTATTGATGTGCCACCTGCACCCCAAATTACTGTTGGTCTGAAGGAATGGCAATTAATAGACTTTATGAATTTTTTAAAAGTTACTGCTCCGTCTTTTGTATAAGATATATTCCCAGTTCCTATTCCTAAAGTATTTGCAGTATCGTAATTAGTTTCTATCCCTGCAGTTAAACTGTCAGAAGCCACTAATTTCTTAAAATAAAATTCCACATAATTTATTTTAACTTTTTGCCCCATATCCTTAAAGCAGTATTTTAAAGTTGCAGCGGCGTTACCCGTAGTGAATTTCTCCAAATAATAAGTAGCGCCAGTATAAGATGCTATATACAGTGTTCCTGCATCAATCCATTTAATACAAGATATTGTTGTACCAGCAGAAATAAATGGTTTAGTAAATATAAAAGGTGAATTGGTATCCTTTTTCCCAATCACAAATACCCTGTTACTCAATGGTGCAAAAGCTAATTTATTATCATAAATATCTGTTGTCCTAAAATCATTTGGCGAGCGATATGTATCAAACGTTCCTGCTGTATCTTTATTTTCAAATCTTGTTTCAAATAATGGGTCTAAGTTGTTACTTCCCAATTCTTCCAGCCACCCTTTTTGGGCTATGTCTTCTGTTAAAAAAAGCAAGGTATCGTTCACATTAGCTCCAACTCTAACACCTTTATTAACAGTGATTCTCTTAATTGCTTGAGTAGCCGAAGAACCATCAATTAAAATTATATCAGAAGAAGTTTGGTTTTTAAAAGCAATAATACCTAAATAATCTAAATATTTGAAAAATCCATAAACTGCGAATCCATCTCCACAATCAAAGTATTGAGCGGTAAAAGTTCCATTATCTCCAGTTTGTCCATCATATCTGGCTACATATCTTGCATTGCCTATTATTAAATGACCATTCCAAAGAGTGTATGGATGAAAAGAAGAAGTAGTTAATTGTGCTCCAGAAGCTGGAACGTTTTTCATCCAGTCATCATCAAAAGTAGAAGCTAAATCATATCTTCCCACCTCAAGGTTTTGTATATAAAATAGACTATTTACAATAGTTCCACCAACTTTATGAGAATATAAAACAGTTCCCATCACAGTTGGAGCTGCAGTGGTTACTGTGTATGGGAAAACCCCGGTGTTTACCAAGGCTCCTGTATCAAGTTTATGCACCTTTACTCCTGCTCCCAAATAAGAAATGGTTGAACTATAGTATGCCATATCTAAAATCTGTCCATCTATAATGGTCACACTCAACGCTGACCCAGCTAAAGCAGGTTTTAAATACCCCCAGTCACGAAACGGGTCAACTAAATCACCTACTGCGTATTGGTTGTCGTTGTTTCGGTTAGAGGTTGAAAGTCCCCCCATTCCTTGAAAGATTACTTTTGGCATATTAGCTTGTTATCCCTAAATTACTTAAAACGCTTATTATTGAATTTATAGCTGTTCTGGCTTCAGCGTCTACCGTTAAGCCACCAGTTGGAGCAGATGGGGTTGATTGAACAGTTCCTTCGTATGTTTTCATTTTGTTTATCCTCAATTCGTCAACCCTGATTAAAGAAAACAATTTTATTCCTTCAAATTCCTTTTTTACATTTAAAAGCCTATTGACCTTTTCTTCTAAGTCCCTGTTTTTTCTTTGAAGTTCTTCTATGATAGCTTCTAATTCTTTTAGTTTTTCGTCTGCCATTACGATTTATTCTTAAATATCCAAGTTGAAATATGTTTTACTGCATATTCCCAAAGTGGTGGTCTTATTATGTTTGAAATCATAGTCAATGTATAAGAGGTAACTTGGCAAATTAATTCGTAGGCGTGGGCTTTTAAGACTTCAGTGTTTATCGTTGTTAAAGTGAAAGACGCTACTGTAGCGTCTACGGTGTATGCTGTAGGAGTTATGCAAACAAAGTTACCATCTGAAGTAAAAGTATGAATGGTATAATCTCCACTGGTTGTTATTGTCCCACCAGAAGAAAAAGCAGAAACCCCATCAGTTCCGTCTGTTTTATAAGAGATAATGACTACGCCTTTGCCTCCGGAATATGCATCATTATTTACAGAAGCCCCCCCGTTACCTAATCCATCAGTTCCAGCTCCTCCACTTCCACCATTACCCCCAACTGCATAAGTTACAGCCGCCCCTGATATTGAATTGGATGTTCCTATTCCACCAGCGTTTGCACTGTTAGAAGCGTCTGCACCATTTCCTCCAGCTCCACCTCCGCCTCCGCCATAAGTTAAGCCACCGTTTCCATTAGCACCACCATTTCCACCTTGGCTTCCGGTTCCTCCTGTTGCAACGTGTGCTCCACAACCGCCACCACAACCACCATTTACGCCAGCCGCATCTGCCTCTCCACCACCTCCGCCACCAGTTGCAGTTATTGTCCCAAAAGTAGAATTACTACCGTTCCCTCCATTGTCGCCCGTTCCACCACTTTTTACTCCACCAATACCCACAACAACTGGATATGTTTGCGTTGTAACAGAATAAGTGGCGTTATATTGATAACCACCAGCTCCGCCTCCACCTCCTATTCCTCCGTTCCAACCTCCTGCTCCGCCTCCCCCTATTGCGAGTATCTTTACCGTTGCCATATTTATTTAAAGTTTTTTAATTCTTCTTTGACTTCTTTTTCGGCTGACTCTAAACATTGTAAGAAATCTTTCAGTTCCTGCTTTATATCAACCCTCAAAGTAAAACCTAATTTTACTTTTCCTAAACTGTAATTGAAGGTCTTTGCAGTTGTGTTTTCTTTTTTAAGTAAGTTAAACATATTAAGCTATTGTAAGTACGCCCGTTGAAGCATCAAAATTTAAAGTTAAAGTGTCTCCGATTACCATACTCAAAGCTGAACCGTAATCATAATATCCGATTAACTTATCTCCAGTTGAAGCATCGTCAAAGATATAAATATATCTGAAATCTGGCACAGTCCCCGAAGCTGTCAAAACTAAATCTGCTAAAACTAACTTATATGTTCCACTTGTTTGAGCAGAAGTTGATACTGTTAAAACCCTTGCAGAAAGGTTTGTATAAGAAATCTGGGTTAAGTCTGCTAACTCATCCCAACCTGCTGTATGAGCTGTGTTGGTTAGGGCTATTGTTAATCCTGTTCCACCTAAATCTATTAACTTCTCTGCTAAATTTTCGACAAAACTATTTATTTTTGTTAGTTGAACGGTAGGCATTTTTGCTTAAATCCCATCCGTGTCCCTGGGTAAAATTCTATTACCAAAGTCACGGTCTCGGACTTCATTTAATTTTATTAAATCATTTTTCAATTCTACTATTTCGTTTCTTATTCCAGTTTTTCTGTCTTCCACTCCGTTAGACAAACAATAGTCATAGGCTGCTCCCAAAGATATAATTCTATGGTAGTCTCCTGAAAAACCTGGTTCTCTGTCTGTTGAGGTGGCGTTAAAAGCTAATATTTCTCTTGAAAGGAATAATTCTAAACCTTCTGTGGTTGCCACTAACGCTTGGTCTGGAGCTGGATATAAATATAAAGAAAAACCCCTGACATCATAATATTCAGGTATTCCTTTAGTTTCATAAAATTCCTCCAGTGCAGTTCCTCTAAGTTGAGATTGGTCTATTGGTTTTAAATGGCAATAGTTTCCATCAAGCTTTAAAACCTCAACCCTTTCTATTTCTTGAGTTTTTGTATCAAGAGAATAATCTTGTTGTCCGTCAATTAAAGTTGTAGTTCCTTTAGGAAGAGTAGTCCAATTTGAATCGTCATATTCCCAAGTTCCAGAGTTGGCTCTAATCCAAGAACTTGTTTTCCTGTACCAAGCATTGGCACTTCTTATAAATTGGACAATAGGGAATTGAGAAGTGTCTGATATGCCTACTAATGTTAATGCATCGTGATAAAGAGAATTGGCTTTATCTGTTGTAGAATTTATTTTCACTTATTTTCCCTTGTATTTTATTTAATTATGGTCTATTATTTTACTTTGTCAAGTTTTTCTTTTGCGTCCAATGCTATGTCTCTCAATTTATTAAATGTCTGCCACATATCAAGCAAGTCAACTGTTGTCCAATGAGACACTAAATTATCCGTATCGCACCATACTGAATATCCCAACTTCTTTGCTCTCCTACAAAAGTTAAAATCCAATCCTCTCATTTTAATTCCTTCAGGGTCGTAATCATTTCTGAAAGGAAATGGAATATTTTCTAATACTCTCCTTGCTATCATCATATTTCCACTTCCTATGCCGTCAACCTCAACGACCCCTTGGTTTAATGCTAAATCCTGAACATCATATTTATAGTCTTCCCTTTGTTTCATAGCAAAAGGAACTATCATTCTTTTTGAAAACCCAAAACACACAGCCCCAATAATATCTTTATCGTAGTCTGCCATATCCAAAACTCTTTCTGCGTTTTGCGGTATGCAATCTCCATCAAACATTAAAAGATAATCTGCATCAGTTTCTAAAAATCTTTTACATAAATCATTCCTATTGTATGAAATAGGTTTTTTGGCAGGATATTCTATGGTAAGTTTGTATTTTCCCTGCCTTGAAAGTTTAAAAAGCAGGTCTGTCATTTCAACACGAATATCCCCCTGGTTTAGAACAGCCAACATTATATGTTTAGTCTTCATATTTTTTTATTAAAGCTGATGAACTTTGGATTTTTTCTCCTAATCCATCAATAATATTAATATTTAATTTGTCGCATATTTCTTTTTCAGGTATTTCACTATTAAATCTATCTCCGCCATTAGCAAATATCATTTCTCCGTTTAAATTGTTTTGTTTGTAAGCATTACAGAAATATTCTAAACTTTTGCAAACTGTCCTATCGTCATCAATACTCAAATAACAATATCCCACATCACTCAAAGCATTTATCACGTCCATTCTTTCCATTTCAGGAACAATTATCCTACCATATTTCAATAATTGCTGTTTATCATTATTAAGAATAACTACCAGCTCATCTCCAAGTTTTCTGGCTTTTCTAAAACATTCTATATGTCCTTTGTGAAGCCATAAAAAATATCCACTTACAAATACAATCTTATTTTTTTCTATACTACTAAATCTGTGATTCATAAAATTCTTTTATTTTTTCTGATATAAATTTAACTTGGTCTTCTGTTAGGTCTGTGAAAGTAGGAAGGTATAAACCGTGCCTTGACGCGTCTGAAGACATTGAACCCATACGTTCCTGTCTATACATTGGTTGGGAAGTCATTGGTTTAAAAAATAATCTTGTTTCAATTCCCTTCCCTTCTAAGTATTTTATAAGTTCTTCTCTGTCTTCCACTAAAATATCGAACATCCACAAAACATTTCTTTCTTTTGGCTTATATACTCCAGGAGTATTTTTAAGATATTTATTATACCATTCCTCTATCTGTTTTCTTTTTTCAATAAATTCTTCCAGTCTTTCTGTTTGAGCCAAAGCTACTGCTCCCTGCATATTAGTCATTCTAAAGTTATATCCAAGTTTTGGGTGTAAAAAAGTATGTCCAGGTGCAAAACTCATACTCCTTAAATGCCTCATCTGCCAAGCCAAATTATCGTTATTTGTGATACATATCCCACCCTCTCCACTGGTAATGATTTTGTTAGCATATAAAGAGAAACAAGCAATGTCCCCTCTCACTGGCGTACTAATTGCTTCACAACTATCTTCAACTACTTTTAAATTATAATCTCTGGCTATTTCCAAAATCCTATCCATATTACAAACCCTTCCATAAATATGAACTGGAATTATCACTTTGGTCTTTGGAGTGATAGCTTCTTCAATCTTATCTACATCAATACAAAGTCTGTCATCACAATCCACAAAGACTGGCTTTGCCCCTAAATAACTAACTGCCCAAGCCGTTGCTATCATTGTAAAATCTGGAACTATAACTTCGTCTCCCTCTTTAATTCCCAAAGAAGCTAAAGATAAAGTCAATGCAGTTGTACCAGAAGAACAAGCAACACCGAATTGTGCTTTGTGTTTTTCTGAAAATAAATTCTCAAATTGTTTTATATAATCTCCTTGAGAAGAAATCTCATTTTGCTCTAAGGCACTAAGAACATATTTCTTTTCAAGTTCTCCTATATTAGGTTTGGCTACTGGTATTGTGTAAATCATAATCTACCATTATTTTTACTAATTCTTTAAATTTGACCTTTGGCTTCCATCCTAAAATTTTTTCTGCCTTTGAGGCATCTCCTAGTAATTGTTCTGTTTCTGCTGGTCTAAAATATTTTGGGTCTATAACTACATAATCTTCCCAATTTAATTTTACAATTTTAAATGCTTCTTCCAGAAACTCCTTAATAGAATGAGTTTCTCCTGTAGCTATTACATAATCATCTGATTTTTCCTGTTGCATCATAAGCCACATTGCCTCAACATAATCCCCTGCGTAACCCCAATCCCTTTTTGCTTCTATGTTCCCCAAATGTATTTTATCTTGCTTCCCTTTTAAAATATCAGATATTCCTATTGTTATCTTTCTGGTAACAAAGTTCTTACCTCGCCTTTCAGACTCGTGGTTAAAAAGTATTCCACAGCAAATAAACATTCCATAAGCCTTTCTGTAAATATGGCACATTGTATGGGCAAACAGCTTAGCAGCAGAATAAGGGCTTTGTGGGTCAAGTTTAGTATCTTCATTTTGAGCCTTAGCACCTTTTTCCCCAGAAAACATTTCAGAAGTTGAAGCCTGATATATTTTTGTTTTTATACCAGTCATTCTAACTGCCTCTAAAAGATTAAGAACACTCACACCAGTTGCTTGGGCTGTATAACACGGGATTTCCCAAGATATTCCAACTTGAGACATAGCACCCAAGTTATATATTTCGTCTGGTCTTACTTCTTTTAATATACGAACTAAACTTGAAAAATCTGTCAAGTCTCCATAATGTAAGGTCAACTCTCCAATATGGTCTATATTTTGCCTATCAAAAACTGCAGACCTCTGCACCATCCCGTGAACCTCATATCCTTTTTTAATTAAAAATTCTGATAGATAACTACCATCCATTCCGTTTACTCCTGTAATAAATGCTATTGGCATAAATCTTCTAAAGTTTTAATAATAATAGGTTTTACATTATCCCAAGCAAAAGTATTGGCAATCATATCAGCCTTTTTACTTTCTTCCGATATATCTTTATTCGCCCACTTATCAATGGCATCAGCTATTGCTTGTGGATTAACAAAGTTCATATCTATTATTCTATTTTCTGGCGTAGTCTGAATTTGCTTCTTTGCTTCTGAAGGAAAAAACCATTCCTTTGGAAGCATCACATTAAATGGATACAGGTCTGTGGTTAAAACTGGCATACCACAAGACAATGCTTCCCAGATAGGTAAAGACAATGCTCCAAACATTTTAGGGTAAATCATAATATCTCCGTCTTTGAATAATTCTGTCCTATCCTTTGCGTCTCCCAATCTCACCTCAACCCTTTTATCTTTTATTTCAGGTATTGCAACCTGTGAATGAATTATAAACTTGACATCTGATTTTACTAATGGTATTGCTGACAAAAGTGCAACTATACCATTTCTGCCCCCAACTCCCCCGTGCCCGTTGTTAAATATAAAGGTGTGGGCTTTTTCCCTTTGTTTGAATTTAAATACTTTTCTATCAATAGGGTTTTGAATATACTCTGACTTTGTCGGGTAGTATTTATAAATATCACGTTCCATCAAAGATGGGCAAAGATACAGGTCTGGGTGTATTGGTGGGTTTTCTTCTGTCCATTCATACATTGGAATAAGCACAGTCTTTATTCCTCTTTCCTTTGCCATTGAAAATACATTCCAGTTATACGGAGTTTCAAATCCTATCACCACATCAATATCTTTTAAAAATAAATCAATCTGTTCTATTGTAGGAAAGTTTTCGCAGATAATCTGTTCAGGAAACCTTGTAACATTCTGATGTGGGCTGTCTGAAAGTATAGTTAGACATTTAGTTATCTCTGGCATATTTTTCCACCAGTCCAGAGAGAGGTTGGCAAGTCCACCCGCATCAACACGGGCAATCATTCCTATTTTTAGTTGAGATGGCATATTGCGATAAACTGCTCGGTGAGTGAAATACGCATTGTAGAGATTTCCACTCTTCCGTATGGTTCTAATAAATTATAAATATCTTGTCTATCAAAACTCCATGAATGTTCCAAAGAAACTAATGGCTGTGTCACACCCTCTCCCTTCGGAGTAGAAAGAGAAAATACCCCCCCTGGCTTTACCACCCTCATTGCTTCTTTGATAAAATCTTCAGGGCTTTCTAAATGTTCTATAATTTCTCCTGCTACTGCATAATCAAAATATCCATCTTCAAATGGCAATTTCATTGCATCTCCTGCAATATACCTTACTTCGGGATACCTCTCCTGCAATTCTTCCATTACTTCTTTGCAATGGTCTAATCCCACAAATTCAGAATTAGGAAATTTCATCTTTAATTCTACTATCAAAGGAGAATTGAAAACACCTATATCAAGTAATTTTCCACCCTTAAAATAGGTTGCCATTTTGATAAACCTCGCCCAATCAATATAATGAAACTGTTTTTTCCACCTTTCGTTGAACTCCTTTACATCCAAATCTGGTGTATTGGTATTACTTGGATTTAATCTTCTCATCTTTTAAAATAAGTAAAACGTGGACTTCTTTAGTTATTAAATATTCTTTTTCTTCTATTTTGACTGGCGTATATCGGCTGAAGTAAATTGTATCCCCCTCTTTGACTATTTGAGGTGCAATAGTGCCGTCTGCCCTCCTTATTCCGTGTCCCACAGAAACAACTTTGCCTTTGCCCTCTGCCCTGTCGTCTGTTTTAACATCCTGTGGCAGGAAAAGACCAGTTTTATTTTCCACAACTCTTTCTACTAATATATTATCAAGTACTGCTATTGGTTTTTGCATTTTTTATTTTATTAATTATATTTGAACTCGAATATTCCTTTGGTAACGGAATATCTATTTTTACTAAATTGTATTTCTTAATTGCTTCTTCCTCTACTTTTTCCCAGCCGTCTCCTGAAGCTATTGCGTCTGGCTTGTATTTTTCTATATTCTCTGACGGGTCTAAACTATTTTGTGCAACTACCTTTCTATAGTTGGTCACATATTCCATTATTTCCTTTCGTCCTGCAAATGGCACGATTTCGTCTTTATATCCATTCAGTGCTTCGGCAGTAAGTAGTCCTATAATAATTTTCTCGTATCTTTGACTAAGCCACTTTATGCACCGAATATGTCCCACGGTTAATAAGTTGCAGGTCATTGGAAAATAAACTGTTGAAATTGTTTTGTTGTCCTCCACAAGATTTATAAACTCCATTATTTAATATATAGACCTTTAAGTTTTTTAGTTTGTATTTGTTTATCGTAGCCAAACTTCCTAAATGCATTAATAGGCTACCTTCCCCGATTAAACAAATTACTTGTTTTTTTGTATTTATTGCATAACCTAACGCCACTCCCAATGCACAACCCATAGCACCTTTAATTTTTATGACTCTTTCTTCATCTGGCAAGTCATAGCAAATAGTTCCAAGCGAACCTACAATAATTGCATCTTTATTTTTGCTTAACAAATTCGTAATGAAACTCTTTTGTGTTTCCATAATTTTTTAACATACTTAATAATGAAGGCATAACACCAGTCGCCACATAGTGTTGACTTTCGCTTCTTCCAATACTTATAATTAAATTAATTGGTATTGCTTCTGGTATAACTAAACTCGTTATCGGATTTAAAGCATTCATTACTCCATCAGCACTGATAGCCACCGTGGCTGGTTTTCCTGTCGCATAATAGTATCCTACAGCAATTCCTATTGCTTCTCCCTCGTCTGAAGGAACTACATATTTCTTTCTTCCAAGCCATTTTACTAATATCTTATCAGGTAATGCTACTAACATTAATGTCCAACAATGTCAAAGACATCCTGCACAGAAGCCATCTCTACATCTTCTCCTGCAAGAAACTTTTGCATTGCTTTTAATGATACTCTTGTAAGCATATTTGCTTTTATTATTATATCAAAAGGATTTTCTTCTGGAAGCACATAGCTAGTTGGAACGGCAATTAAAGTAAGTTCTTTATTTAATTTTCTTATTTCATTACCTACTTCCATTACTTCGGTGCAGTCTACCTTTTGTTTTGAATGAACCATTATTCCGTCTGCACCTGCTTCTACATAGGCTGCAGCCCTTAATATTGCCTCGTACTTTGAATGTTTTGCAATTAAACTTTCCAGTCTAGCAAATACTTGCATCTCTCCACAATTCTGTTTTGCTACTTTTATTTTCTGACAAAATATATCTACATCTTCCAACTGATGGTTAGCTTCCTCTAAAAGACTATTTTGTTTTGGATATTTTTTATCTTCCATTATTACAGCATAAGCCCCTGCTCTTGAAAACCAATCTATTATAAAAGGCAAATGTTCGATGCTTTCTCCAGTATCTATATCAACTATTATTAGTTTATTTGTCAACCTTCTCAATTCTTCTACTAAATCAACTCTTTCTTTTAACGGCACTAATTCGTTATCTGGAAGCCCCTTTTGAGCTGAATGGCACAAACTTGAAACCCACAAACCATCATAGTTTGATTTGTCTATAAGCTTAGCCATTAATCCGTTACTTGCTTCTAAAAATGTTTTCATAGACTTTGCTTGATTGAACATTTGGTCTTTGGTGCAGGTCATATTCTTCCCCTGGCTTAAACTCTCTACGCCAACCCTCTGAATATTTTAAAATCATCAACTCCTCTATATGATTTGGAATTTTAAATATCACATCTTTAACTTCCAAATCCTGCAAGTCATTAAAATACTTTTCATCAAACACCATTACCTTGTCCCATTGCGAAATAGCCCAAATCCTTTTGTCTTCGCATTTAAAGTAAAATGCAATATCAATCCAAGTGTCTTCGCAGTATATTTTATATCCCATAAGGCAACCTTTTTCTACTCTTGTTGAAATTTTATAATCTCTGCCTAGTATCAACATAGCGTTGATTACTTTGTCTTGGTCTTCCCTTTTAACTCCAATATCAATGTCTGGGTCAGTTAAAAGAAAATCACCTTGACGATAAAAGCCCAAAAGTGTACCAAAATCCAACCAGTATTTTATACCTTCCATTTCCAAAATTTCCTTAACCTTGCATAGAAATTTAAATCTATTTAAGAGTTCCATAAAGTCTATCGCTAACTTTTTTAGCAAATTTATCTGGAGTAAAGTTTTCAATTACTCTATTATAACACTTTTCTACTTTGTCTTGAACAGCCTTTTCTTTGTAAGTTATCCACAGGTCTTTTATTTTAGTTTTGAAGTCTTCAAAGTCATCTCTTGAATAGTAAAATCCATCATCTCCCCACATTTCCTTTGTCCCAGGGTTGTCAGCAGATAGGGCAGGTTTCTTACAATAAAACGCCTCTGTGGCTGGAATAGTTACTCCACACTCTCTATCTGGCGTTACTAAAAATGAACAATTCTTGAGAGTATTTATATAGTCCTGCCTTGAATTATCTTCTGGGTGATAGCACTTGTATGGTATATCCAGTTCTTCACAAGCCTTACAAAACCAATCAGCTCTTTTGTTTTTATCACGCCTTGCACCCATCATCACATATCCGTAATCTTTCTTTTCTCCTTCCCATTCCCAAGGCATTATAAAAATGTAATGTGAAAAATCACTTTTAATTCCAATGGCTTTTTCTGTTACTTTGCCCGTATCCAAATCTCCAGACCACACTTCTTTAGCTTCCTTCATCAGTTGTATGAAAAGTGGATAAGTTCCTTTTGTTTTATCTGTATAGTCATACCAATCCCAGTTATTTACTATCAAAGGAACAGTTGGATATTTCCTGTGAAGCATCATTGTAAAAACACTCATAGTCCTTTCAGTGGCAATTAATACATCGCAGTCTTCGGAACAATCATTAACTAAAACCTCGTGCCTTAATTTGATTAATTCAGGCACTACGTTTAGCATCCAGTTATCCTCTACCATTACAAGTGCGATTTTGCTCATATAATTTCTTCCAACCTATTTGATATTGTTTTTGTCCACGGCTCTAATAAATACCTTTCACAGACTCTTTGATATGCTTTCTCTGCCCTGTCTTTTACTTCCTTACTCTTATAATTTTCCCAAAGCCACTTCATTTGTCTTTTAAAATCCTCAAAGTCATCTTTCTTATAATAATTAGCAGTGTCTCCCCAAGTATCTTTAAAAGAATCACTGTCGGCTAAAAGAATAGGCTTATGGCAATATGCCGCTTCAATAGGAGTAACGCCAACTCCCTCTTCTCGGCTCGCTAAAACTACAAATGAACTGTTTTGAACCGTCCTGACATAGTCTGACCTGCTATTTTCGTGAGGATGAGTTACTTTATATGGAACATCCAATTCTTCAGCAGACTTTTCAAACCATTCAAATCTTTTAGAAGGTGCATTTCTGGAAGATTGTAAAATATATCCATAATCTTTATTTTCTCCTTGCCATTCTCTTCCTAAAATAAAGCAATAAAACTTAAATGTAGTTTTTAGCCCCGTATCTTTTTCACACTTATCAGCCCACTCTTGGGTAGAACTCCACACCTCTTTGCTTTCTCTCATTAACTTTTCAAATTCATCGTAAGCAGGCTGAAACCCAAACATTTCATTTCCCACAAACTTGCCGTCTTTTTTTAAAAAGTCATACCAATCCCAGTTCCAAGTAATAAGTGGGATATTTGGGTATTTGGTTCTAAACTCTCTTGCCATTTGCCACTGGTTTCTATTCTCACAAATAATTACATCACAACTTTCATCACAAGAATTAACCATTACTTCGTGGCGAAGCTGTCGCAATTCCTTGTAAAAATCATCCATATAGCTATTTGTCCCCCCGATGAATGAAATCCTCATTTGTTGCAACTATTTTAGTAATATATTTACCTTGTATTTTTTCTATTTCTTTAAACCCATATTTATGAAGTAACCCTTTTATCATTCCGTGAGAACAAACCATCATCTTGTGTTGTTCGTGCCAAAAAGGAAACCAGAAATCAATCGTTACTTGGTCGCCATCCCATCTCTTGCGGGTTATCCTTTTTAACTTCCAATTAAAATCCCAACCACTTATCCTGACGTCATAATTCCAATAAGTGAAAATTAATCTGCCTTTGAGCATTTTAGATATATTGTAGAATGCCTTACCTGGATTTTCTAAAAAGTTAAATACATCAAAGACCATTATGGCGTTGTCAAAATTTGAATTAGCAACATATTCCTCGATAGGCAGACAATTAGTAATAACATTTTTACTTCTTGAAATTTCACACATTTCTTGCTGTGGCTCTATATTCCAGCACTCAAATCCCTTTTTATTAAGTGCTTCTGAAATTATTCCTGTCCCTCCACCTATATCAAGAACCGTTTTGCCTTTGAGATATTTAAGAAGAAATTCTATTTCTCCTTGACGATTTGAATAAAGCAAGTCATACTTTTTTGCGTTGAATTTCATTTGATTGATTTTTTAAATAACATGCTCCACAGACCTTTTGATAATCAAATTTTGTATTACCACACTTGCATTTAGTTTTTGAAACAGGCAACCCTTCATTGAAAGTATGCACCAGCCCAGACCCTTCCCCGTTTCTAAATGATTCTGGTCTTTTTGCCATCTTTTTTAATTCATCACTTACTCCACCGTGCTTTTTGTTATGTTCAATACCACGATTAAGGTCTTGGTCTAATCCCCGCAAATTAGAGTTCTTCATTTTCATTAAAAACTATACTCAACATTGTTTCCAAACGGTCTTCAAAAGTAGCAACTTCTAAAACCTTTTTCTGCCCTTCTGCTTGTATTGCTTTTCTTGCTTCTTCATTCTCTAAATAATAATCAATCGTTGCAATAAGCTCTCTATATCCCTTATATCCAGCGAAATGAGTTCCTTCAATAAGTTCTGGTTTCAATCCATAACAATCAGGGTGAACTAAAAATCCGCCCAGACCCAATGTTAAGTAAATTCTTGAAGACCAGTAAAATTCATTTGTTGGAAAATCTGGTGCTACAATTATTTTTGCAGATTTGCATAAATCAGCCATATCTTGGTTAAACAAGTCATTAAACACTTTAAAATTCTTAAAGTGCTGTTTTAATGTAATAATAAAATCTTCTCTCTTTCCATAAAGACTTCCTGCAAAAGCAATATCGCACTCCAATTCTTTTCTAAATTTACCCTTATAAACAGTCCCCACACCTTCTTTTAAAGAATAAAGATTTGTAAATTTGTGTCTTCTTCTCCAAGTGTCATCAACTAAAAAACCATAGTCAATATATTGAGCAATGGTTTCTATTTCTTTTTCCCTTTCGGGGTAAAGTCTAATAGGGTCAAAATACCACATTACTTTTTTGCAAGTAATATGATTTAGCAAAAGAATAAAATCCTGCAAAGAAAGATATGTTCCCACTCCGCCTTTATGGAATAAAAACATATCTGCCTTTATATTCTTTAACTGCTTATGGTCTCTTTCGTGGACTGGGATAACTTCGTGTCCTAGTTTTTCTAACGCCAACTTAATATCCTCTTCAACAAAATTTGAAGGGATATTTTGAAAGTTGGCAAAGTAAATTATCTTCATTTTAGTTTTTAGTCACCCTTTCTCGCTCAAGGGTAAGATTCGAGAAAATTACCCTTAAGGCGACTATTCTACAAGGATTAAATAGTTATTAGTAATGTGTGCTGTTAAGCTTCACACCCCAAGTTTTTTGTAGGATTGTATCTCCATACATCACGTCAGCCATTAATTTCTTTCTCAAGTCTTCTCCTCTTCCTACAGAGAAGTCTGGACCGAATGTTGCGAATGCTATTGCACCTGGGTGGACAATGGCATTACCCTCACCAGAGCCTGCTTCATTGGTAAGGTTATTAGTCAGAGTAATAGGCACTCCGTAAAGCATATCGTGCACTCCATAAGGAAGTGTTGCTCTTCCGAATTGAGAAGCATCGTAGTACTTCTGAATGCTCATTAAATCTTTCCAATAGGTTTTTGGTTTCAAGAAGATTCTGCATTCCTCTTTTGGAATGCTGTTTGAATCTAAAATACCAAAAGCCTCTTCAAGCTGAGTTGACATAAGTGCTAAAACAGAGCTTGAAACGCTTGCAGTTAAACTTTCAAAGTTTGCAAGAATAGCTTGCTCTACGTTTCTTCCGCACCTATAACCCAAATAACTTGCGTACTCATCTATCACTGCAGGTCTCTTCATTATTTCTCTCTCTGCGAATTTTGTAACTAAGACTGCTGCACCTTTCCAGGCGTTTACAGTCAAAGCTGTTTTGGTATCACCCAATCCAACTGCTGTTACAGCTCCAGTTGTTACAGAAATGTCTGAAACAGTGGAGTTTAATTCGTCAAAGTGAGGGATATTCACGATGTCGGCGTTAGCCACATCTGCTGAATAATCCTTGAAGAAATTAGCAGCGTATAGTCTCTCCCGAAAAAATCTTGACACACGTGGTGTCCAGAGTTCCAATTTGTTATCTTACGGTTTCTATTCCCGTAAAGTTCAGACTATCACTTACCACCGCAACTTGGTGGCTTACTTTGTTTAGTCGTTCAGGCTGCACATTTGCCTCGCTTATTCAATCCTCTTATTTCTTGATAAAATTTTTCTCTAATAATTACCGTTTCGTCAGACAACTCTATATGTCTTCCATTATGATAATTACTGTTGTTCTTTACCACTTTATAAGATTTTGAATTAAAGGTTTTTAGAAATTCTTTTATTACTCCTGCTTGTGGTTTTTTAAGTTTCAGATAAGGATATATTTTTTCAATAAATGGTTTTACCAATGTGTTGCTGTGAATATCCCACACATAAGCATTTTTCCATCTATCATCTTTGAATTTTCTTGTTTCAAAGTATCCTCCAAAACTTTTATGTAACCACTCAATCATTATCTTATCGGTCATACATACCCTTATTCTGGCTTCGTACTTTCTGTCTTCTTTTTTTATTTCTAAACAACCTTCTCCGTCTATTAACCCTGCTACATAGGCAGCAGTTAATTTAGACATTACTGGCATTTTGCTTGCCCCTTGTTAGCCATTTCAGCTTCCAAGTCAATTAAAAGTAATTTTGTCCCAAACTGATTCTTAGGACGAAACACATCAAATTTCGTTGCTACTTCTGTCATTTATTACGCTCCTGACCTACCTCCCTTCATCTGTTCCCTTGCAAACTGAGCGAAGTCTTTACCTTCCATCTTAGATACATCTTCGGAACTCTTTCCTCCGATGATTGAAGATGGGGAAGAAGGTGAAGGAGTTTTATTATTATCCTTTACCTTATCCCTTTGTACCTTGATGGCATCCTTTACCCAAGGGTCTTTAGACGCTTGAATAATCTGCTCGGGGGTGGGTTTGAGATTATTAAACTTACCTTTTGCGTAAGTAATAATAATATCTGCTTCCTCCTCGCTATGTTCTGCTAAAGCCTTTCCCAATCTAACGGCTTCCATAGGGTCGCCAGTAGCTGGTTGAGCCGCACGTTTCGCAAGTTCGTCTTTGAGTCGTTTGTTTTCCTTCTCAAAGGCTTTCCTTGCTCCGTCTACAGCTTTAAATTCTTTATCAGTAGGTTGCCTATCATTTGATTTTTCTTCAGGCTTTTCTGCCTCTTCAGTCTCTATTGGTTCAAGAATTTCTTCTTGCTCCTCTTGAGCCTGAATTGCTTCTTCGTGAGAAGCATCTGCCTCAATTATGTCTACCATATATTTATTTTTTAGAGTTTTATCTCTTTATTTATTTTTAAATGGGTTTTATCCCAATAACGACCTTGATTTTAACCTCTATCAAATTCCTGTAAAATCATCACTCTTTTTATCATTACAAATCTCTCTCAAAAATCCTAATCCAATCTTATATTCCTTTAAAAAGTTAATCACCTTTTCCCTTTTTTCATCTGGAACTTCCAAAATCTGGTCTTTTAAGTCATCAATCCTTTTAAGCAAAATCCCTTCAATCATTTGCTCGTGCTGTTTAATCCAATTCACTTCTTGTTTTGATAGTTCCATTTTAGATTTGTTGGCTTACTGTTTGCATTTGCGGAACTGCCCTTGTTGCAGGAGCTGAAATACTTCCCCCTCTTTGTGCTGCAACATTTTGTAATGTCATTGTGTCTTCATCAAAGAAATCCTTCGGGTTCATTCCAATCATATTCAAGGCATAAGATAAGAATTTTACAATTCTCTTATTCTCAAATATAGCAGGGTTTGAATTTACCATTTGTATTAGCATATTGATTGTTGACTGGCGTGCGGCAACATCCAATTCCTCTCCAGTAATTCTAATATTTATCTTATACTTTAAATTATCATAAAAACCTTTAGGAATGTCAAGGTTTTCCTTTTTCAACATTTCTGCCTGAACTGCTTTTCTAATTTCCCATTGCTCTGGAGTTAAGTATCCACTGGTCATTCTCAAGCGATTCATTCTTTCATTAAGTTTTAACTGAAAGAATTTTTCTGAATTGCTGTCTCCGTCTGCAATTAAGTTCTTAATAAACAGTTTGTGTTCCTTATTGGCTTCTTTAGAAAATTCTGGAAGAATCCAGTCCCAAATAACCTCTTTTATAAACTCTGCCAGTTCTTCTTTCTTTTGTTTATAAAAAGCTGTGGTCTGTTGGGTTTGAATTACCGTAGCCCCCAATGTAGTTCCAGATGGATTTCTCTGTCCAGAAACTGGTTCAGTAGTAAATGTTTTTCTTAAAGCATTTTCAGTCCATCTTTGTTCATCAACCCCATAAGCTGATAAATTTCTTTCTTCATTTACAATCGGAGTAATTTCTGAATTTGTTAAAATTACTTCTCCGTCATCAGAATCTGTCATTAAATTCTTTTCAATCCCAGAGCCAGATTTTGCCTGATACCAATGCTTTGAAGTCCAGTGGAATCCAGACGATTTATAATTTGCAATCCTATTTAAATAAATTTGCTCTTCAAATAATTGCTCTACCCTTCCTCTGCCAGCCAATCTTCCAGGAATTTCTTCCCAAGCTAATTTCTTATAAGGACAATCTTTTTTCGCATCAGCTAAAACTTTATTTGAACCCTTTGAAATTATAAACCAGTTTGATTCTTCGTTTTCCAAATATCCTTTTGGAAACCAAGCCTCATAAATAACAATCCCCACGTCATCATCTTTTATCCCAACAGTAGAGCCAGGAGCAATCGGAGAAATTTGGGTAACAACTGCCCCAGCAATTACTTCTTCAATATTTTCCCAGCCGTTTTGTTTCCCAACAATCCTCAATTCGTCTGCTCCATACTCGTGCTTTTCAATTAAAGGAATAGTTTTGTAATCAGTTGCATTAACCCTAAAAATCATATTCTGGGGAGGTATCCAAACTACATCGTTTTTTACTTTCTTTACCCAAAGGTCTCCGTATTTAGGAAGTTTTAATCCCCATTCATTAAGTTTTCTAGCAAAATACTTTTCTTTCATCCACATCTTCAATTCTTTACCTAAAAGCCAAGCAGTCCATTCATCAGCCCCTTCCTCTGCTGTGACAAAAATATCTTTAGTATCCAAGTCCAGCATCTTTGCACAAACGTCAACAATGAAATTTACAATATTAAAAAAGACTTTCTTATATCCAAGAGAGTCTCTATCTCCGTCTCTGAATTTTGAAACAGAAAACAAATCTATTAACTTATATACATCTCCCATTCTCGGAGCAAAAGTCGGATTTTGGTCTAACGTAGTATCTTTGTAAAGTTTTACTTCGTTCTCTATTATTTCAAATTTATTAAGCATCTATGTCCTTGTTTTAAATGTCCGATGGGATTGGTTTCCTCATTCGGCTCTTTAACGCTTTTAATATAAGATTATCTTGTTTTGGTTTTCCTGGGTTTAATCCCCATACCCCCAATGCCCTAGCACAAACCGTATCGTCGTGGTATCCCTGCGGTGCTCCGTACTTTATAGTTTTCAACGGCAACCCTGTTTTCTCATCTAAATATTTAAATTCAAATACTTCCATTTCATCGGTCGCTTCTTGTACTTTCTGCAACCTAATATATTTTTCTTCAACCGCCACAATAAGTTTCCCAATTAATTCTTCTTTACTCCTGCCCGTAAAAGTGAAATCTTCCACAAACACACCCTCCTGCATTAAATCTTCGTATATTGGTTTTCCCACTCCTGTCGTGTCCATTATAACACGACAATTATTATATCGTGCAACTTTTGCAATAATCTGTTTCTTTTGTAAAGGATAATCTCTTTTTTGAAATCTGTCAAAATGAACTTCTTTTTTTGTAGCTGTGTCAAAAACTGATATCGCAGTCCAGTCAACCGATTCAGCTAAATCCACCCCCATAACATAATGATGACCTTCTATTGCATCTTGTCCACAGTCTTCCAAGATAGTTTCTACGTTTCTAAATACTTTTCCAGCGTCATCCACAAACTCTGCTAAATATTCCTGACGGAATAATAAATCTGGTGTTGAATGTTTTAAATCTTCTAATCTCTCTTTTGTATAATGCATTCCAGCTTCGGAAGGAAAGTTGAATGCAGCCTGTTTGTCTTTTAAAGTATAAAATAAATCTTTAAACCAACTCTTTCCACGGGGGGTGCTGATGAAATAAATCTTGCCGCCTAAAGAACTAACTGATGGTTTTATGTTTTGGTGATAAACATTTCCTGGCACTAAGGCTGCTTCGTCCACAATTTCTAAATCCACACGTTCGCCCAACATTGAATTTGGTTCGGAAGAAGATTTGCATTGAACCCAAATCGATTCTGATATTTTTAAATTGTAGGGTCTTCCACCCTGCCCACCTGAAATAAATTTTGAATACGCTTTGTTATAAGCTAACAAGAATCTTATAACATATTCAAATACCTTTCCCGTAAGTTCGTAAGTGCTAGCTACTATCCAAATTTTACAACTATCGTGTTTACCATCTTTTATTTCCAATAATCTATTAAGAAAAAATTCCACTATTACATAACCGCAAACTGCAGACTTGCCCCAACCCCTTCCAGCACAAATTATTATTTCATCATTCTTACACTCCAGAACTTTCGTCTGTCCCCGATGAGGATGGAATTGAATCGTCTCCTGTAGTATCTTCTGGTCTAATATCATTTGTTTTTCTTAATTTTTCTAAGTCTCCAAAAAATCCTATCACTTTATTTTCCTGTGCTGGATAACCGCCCTGTATTTTTGTAATTTCTATTGCTGAAGCCAATCTGGTTCTCTTATCTTCGTTTGATTCAGCAACCAAATCGTTAAATGCTTTTTTTGCACCCTCACCATCTAATTCTTTTTTTAGTTCTGCCCAACCTCTACTATTAAAAACTGCCAAAGCGGGATTTCTAGACAAACGTTTTGAATAGCCAGCTTCTAACAACATTTTTCCCAATTTCATTGGTTTCTCTTTAGCCATTTCCCTCAAATATATTTCAAAAACCCTTCTCTGCATTATTGTCGGCTTAACTTTATTTTTTTTCTTTTCTCCTAAATCCATATTATTGTGGAACTTCTTGTGTTGGTTCTACTGGCGTTTCAACAGGAACTTCAGGTGTTACTTCTGTTGGTGTTGCTTCTGGTGCAACTTCTGGTTGTGCGACAACTTCTTCTGGTGTTACTTCGGGAGTAACTGTTTCTATAATTTCGTCTGTCATAATTGTTTTTGGTTCACTGGAAAAATCTCCAAATAATTCTTTGAATTTTTTAACAGGAATTTTAATTATTATATTTTTTTTATTTAGTTCTATTTTCATATTAACTAATACGTAAACTTTTTATTAGCACTTGTCAAGTACTTTAAGTTATCCACAAGTTCTTCACTTGTGCAAAACTCGGATTTGACAAAGATTAAAAAAGAATTAAAATTAAGATGTTCAGATAATTTATTATCTGGAATACTAATTTTTCCCAAGCAACTTTGCGACTTGTCGGGACACAAGACAGCAGGGTTGTATGGGAAAGAGTAGAATTTAAAAAAGAATATAAAATCACTAAAGTAATATGAAATCGCTAATGAAACAATTTAATATTGTAATTAAAGAACCCGAACTTAATGTTCTTATTGGCTTTAGCGAGCCACATATTCTGCATTTGGTTCGGGCTTTTTATTTGTAATATTAATTAAAAAAAATTTTATGAAAATAAGACAAATATATTCTGATGGTAAAACCTGCCCATTTTTAGTTTGTGAATTATGCAATAAAAATATTAGGCATAAAGAAAATAATAAATTTGAAAGCGAAGGAATGGTTTTTTGGAAAGATGTTGACAAGGAAAATAATATCGAAACGATTATTGCACATAAAAAATGTATGCTTAAATTAGAAGAAATAAAAAATGATAAATATGTATATCCTAATTCTGCGGAATTAAATTTTTGGTTTTTTGATTTATTGAATAATTCTCAAATCAAACCTAAATTATTTCCTTTTGAATTTTAAAACTTATGGAAAATATTGATGCTTTTATACAGGAAACCGAAAACGGAATAAGAATTGATATTGTTGTTTTAGGGGAAACAATGTCTTATCAAATATGTTTTAAAATAAAAAACATCATTTCTGGACTAATGGAAGCATCAACTACCACGTGGTTATTTAATGGAAAAACACCTAATAAAATACCGTTTTCGCTTAAAATCAAATCAGATGTAAATAAAGAACAATGGGCAAGAATATTAGAAAAAGCATTTGGCAGAGAATATCCTTGGGTAATTATTATAGCGAAGGTTTGTGATGAAATAGAGAAAAAAATTAAGTCAAGAAAACAAACATTTAACGCTACCGAAATTGAATCTAAGCCGTGCACGTGGTTATTAGAACCATTTATACAAGAAGATGTAATTAATACAATATTTGGGATGGGGTCCTCTGGAAAAACCTTATTATCATTATACTTTGGGAAACAATATACCATTGAACACACCGAAGGAAATATATTATTTATAGATTATGAAGATACAGCAGGAGGGTGGAAAGATAAATTAGATAAAATAATAGACTTAGGCGGTGAAAAGATAAACCTAGACCGATTCTTTTATTATCAATCAGAACAAATACCAATAGCTGAACAAACTGATAAAATCAAAGAAACAATTAAAGACAATAATATCAAATTAATTATAATTGATTCTGCATCATTAGCTACTGGGGATAGTACCTCTGACGAAAAGTCTGCAATTAAGCTCGTATCGGCACTAAAAGTGCTTAAAACAACCACGTTGATTATAGCCCACCAGAGAAAGAATAATGGGGAGGGCACCCCAATTGGTTCTATCCAATATGAAAACCAAAGTCGTAATGTTTGGAATATAGCTGGGTCTCCAGACGCTAAAGATAATACTATTATTCATATTGCCTGTAAACATACCAAAGCTAACAACACATGGAAAAGGAAAGAGCCAATCGGCTACAGAATTGAATACAAGCCAGATACCATACAAGTAATAAGAGAATCTGCACAAACCTATTTCGAAGAAGGATACACGATTATGCAAAGAATCGAAAAGCTATTAAGAGATGAAGGAGAGTATAATACCAAGGGCGTGGCGGAAACCTTAGGTATCTCAACTAATCTTGCCAATAAAAACCTCAGTAACGGAAAGAACAAAGGTTTATTTTCTAACAACAACGGTATGTGGTCAATTCAAGTTTCTACCGACATACCTTAAACCTAACTTATACTTATACCTTACACTCTCTATAAGAGAGAGTGTAAAAGGTATAATTAGTATTTATACTTGGTATATACCCAGGGTATATTGGGTATAATAGTCGTAAATGCTATTGACATTTCAAATATACCCGATAGAACGAAAAGGTATAATCGGGTATAATTGGTATTGACGCCTATCTCCGTAAGTGTTGTAATATATGTCTAAAACTCAACTTCTGTTTGGGTGTAGTATACCAACCTTTCCAACACCTTCAAAAGTCCGACTCCCCTCCCCTCTTTAATCTATACCACAATACATTGACAGATTAGTCAAGTATATGTATATAGTATGTATTTAAAGGGCTGTTTAGTGGCTGGATAGGGTGTGTGCGTGGGAGGTGGAGGAGCCACACCACTACCATGCCTCCTTCATCCACTCATTTTATACAACATAATCACATTCTGTCAAAATATACCGCTTAACACGTTGTTTCATTACGAGCCTTCTTAATTCCTTTTTAATCTTATCTATTGTATTATAATCCTATATATGATCTACTAAGGCAAAGACAGATAAAAACCCGTTCTATTATGCGACACTTTTTGAAATATCATTATGCGACAGATTTCCCCTGACAGTTACAACACAGTTACATTTTTTAGCAAATGACTTCTCCACAGTTGGGCTATTGCATTATAATCTTGTATATGATAATATAAAGATAGTTAACAAAATGAAGTGCGGTTCATTGAAAATATAAATGTTAAATGATAAACAGTATCTTCTAAAAGAGATTTTCAGTAAAGCCGTTGACGGTAGTTGCTCTAATGCTTACGGCGTAATTTTAAATGTTTTGAACTCTTTACCGTTAGAAGCTAAAAGAGTTCAATTCTCACTAAACGATATTAAACAAGCATTAAAGCCATTAAGTAATAAATGGGAAAAAGAGATTGATAAAGCAACGAAATAATTATTTTATATGGTTATCCTATTATCCGCACATTTTAGGATGATCCCATTAAAACAAGTATTTTACCGCATATCCAGAAAAAACAACGCATTAAACGGGGCTACAACGCATTAGAATAACAAGAGTTGATGTATTATACCCCTTTTCATAATCAATAAATTATTAACCGGCCAACACTGGAAAAAATAACAGTTAGTATTCTGTGAGTTGTCCGCTTTACGCAGGCGGATAACGCAGGGCACATTA